TGCTAGTGTACCTGATGAGGTTGCTGTGCCTGAAGCAGTAAAGTTTGTAGTGGTTAAATTAGATAGCCCAGTAGCAGATCCACCAGAAATAGAAACGGAAGTACCGTTTTGTGTGGCCATCGTGCCTAAACCTAAATTAGTTCTAGCAGTCGCTGCATCAGAAGCACCGGTACCACCATCCGCTACAGCTAAATCAGTTGATAAAGTTAAAGAAGATAAGTGTGTTGTGGCATCAACAACATTAGTGCCATCATTAAATAACACCATTGTTTTACCTGCTGGAACAGCAATCCCTGTACCTGTTGAGTTTTTAACTGTACAAGCATCAGCAAGACCATTATTAACTATGTATTGTTTTTCAATTGCTGGAACAGTAAGAACTCTAGCACCGCCTGACGTGCCTGTTAAATTAAGTCGTAAGTTTCGTGCTGTTTGAGAGGCATTGGTATTTGATAAAGAAATAGTGACATCACCACTTGAGAATGCAACGTTAGCAGAGCCTGTAATAGCTTCTTCAACTGCCGTACCTAAGTTAGTATTTGTAGTCGTACCCCAGGTACCGGACTGTTCTCCTGTAGCAACAAGTTCTATTTTTAAATTTGAATAAGTACTAGGCATAATTTAATCCTTTAATTATCATTATTTTAACTTGATTCTCCGCCCATTGGAAGACTCGTTACATAGACTGTAATGTGTTTTTTTTCATTCCAAGGTTCTCCACAATCAGAACATGTACCAGAATTATATTCTTCTGCATCAACTTCCATACTACAATTTGCACACTCTAAATAAGTTTCATATTTATTAACGACGGTTCCGTCTTCTAAAGTTTTTGCTTCTACTATCATATTATCTCCTTATGCGGCTATATCTAGCCAGTTTGGTGTTTGTGACGTATTCACATCTGACCAGCTGTTTGTTTGTGAGTCATTAATATCAACCCATCCAGCACTTTGGCTATCGTCAATATCAGTCCACACTAACACTGTATTTAAATTAACTACCCCAACAACACCTGTAACATTTACGATAGCATTACTGGTTACGGATACAGTTCCTATAACACCACTAGCAGTTACTTCAGTAACACTTACAATAGCATCGCCGGTAACTGTTTCTTCACCAAGAACACCTTCAGCTGTAACCCCTGTTAAAGTTACACTTGCATCACCTGTGACTGTCTCTTCGCCAAGTGTGCCTTCAGCTGTAACGCCTGTAACATCTACAGTAGTTATTACTTCTACTGTTACATCACCTACATCACCTTCAGCTGTAACTCCTGTTAAAGTTACACTTGCATCCCCTGTGACTGTCTCTTCACCGAGTGTGCCTTCAGCTGTAACTCCAGTGACACTTACAGTAGCGCCTGCTGTTATGGTTACATCATCGATAACGCCTTCAGCAGTAACTCCAGTAACACTTACAGTAGCATCACCAGAAACAGTTTCTTCGCCTAGGGTTCCTTCAGCTGTAACGCCGGTAACATCTACAGTAGCGCCTGCTGTTATGGTTACATCATCAATAACGCCTTCAGCTGTAACGCCAGTAACATCTACAGTAGCCCCACCAGAAATAGTCTCTTCGCCTAGTGTGCCTTCAGCAGTTACTCCAGTAACACTTACAGTAGCACTACCAGAAACAGTGGCTGTGCCTATATCACCTTCAGCAGTAACTCCTGTTACAGGAATACCAACTTCTACTTCTACATCGCCTAGTACACCTTCGGCAGTTACTCCAGTTAAAGTGACGCTTGCATCGCCAGTGATGGTTACATCATCAATAACACCTTCGGCAGTTACTCCAGTTAAAGTGACGCTTGCATCGCCAGTGATGGTTACATCATCAATAACACCTTCGGCAGTTACTCCAGTTAAAGTGACGCTTGCATCACCTGTGACTGTCTCTTCGCCAAGTGTGCCTTCAGCGGTCACTCCGGTGACACTTACAGTAGCACTTGCTGTTATAGTTACACTATCTAATACACCTTCAGCCGTAACGCCGGTAACCGCTACAATAGCACCAGCAGATACTGTTTCTTCTCCTAATACACCTTCAGCCGTAACGCCAGTAACAGCGACCTCAACTGATGTTCCCCCTAGTGAGGAAAACGGGGCACTAGAAAAAGGGCTGTCTGAAAACATTTAGAGCACCAGCCATCTTGATCCTGTTGGAATGGTAACTGTAACGCCTGAAGTTACAGTCATGGGGCCTGTGCTCGTTGCATTATATCCAGTAGGAATTGTATAGTCTGAGCCTACTGTTTTATTATTAACAAATAATCCGTTTGAAGCTGTCATTTCTTGTCCAGTGATTTCACCAGACACATCAACATCTCCGTTGCTATCAGAATACACGGATTTACCTGCAGGATACACACAAAAAACATCTTTAGTGCCCGCAGAAAAATTAACTAAACTACCAGAGTTAGAGGAAGCTAGGACTGTATCACGAGATAAAGTAGTACCTGATGCCGTATATTGACCTAGACCTACTTCCCACTCATCTCCATTTGATAGAGCTATCGTGTAATACGTAGTATTACCGTCGCCTATGGCTGAAAAAGATTGAAAATCTGTAACGGCGCCAGCAAGCGTAATGGTAGTAGTACCAGTCGAAGTTGTGGTCTCTTTTACTCTGTCTTTTAAAACAAGAGCCATATTAACCTCCTATTATGGAGCAGTTATTCTAATAATAGCGCTTGTAGCATCAGCAGTTGGGAAGTTAATTGTAAATGTTCCCGATGTTGATGTTTTGTCTCCACCAAAGTCTAAAACTGCTACAGATTTATTACTATTAGAAGAGTTATAAATTAATGCTCCTCGTGCTGTAATAGTTGCACTAGACCATGACGTATTACTAAATCCTAGAAAAGCTGTTGTTGAACTAGACTGAGGTATTGTACCAACAGTAAGTGTATTACCGCCTGTAGTGTAGTTTGTACCTGTACTTGTAACTTCATTAGTATCTGTAGGATCTGCTGTGCCATCTGATGGGGCTGTATATGCTGTTGTACTATCACCTAATGTTGCTGACGATGTATACAAAGCTATTTTAAATGTATCTTGTGTGTTAGAACTTAAAGCTCTATTGGTCGTATTAAAGTTGTGTCCCCCACTTAAGATATCCACTTTAAACGACGTACACATTGCTTGTGAAATTGCCATTTTAATTCTCCAATAGTTTAATTATTTCTGAATGTCCTGCTTCTCGCAATCTATTCGCTAATGTTACGCGGTCAGACTCTACCGCTGATTTTAGAGCTTCTACCAAAACCTTTCTGATATAGTCTCTAAAAGCTTCTGCTTGATCCCTAATTAAAGGGTTTGCATCTTTACTTACATACATGATTTTGCTTAATGCAAACTCTGCTATTTCTTCGGGCGTATGGCCTCGACCATGCGTTGTATGTACTTCATAATTCATTAATCCATCAATATTCATACCTCTCCTTTCTTATTGAACAGGGTATCGAGCCTGTCCAGTTCTATATGCATCTGTTCTGTCTTTACCATCGCCTAGTTGTTTAAGCATTGATAAAGCATCTGTATAACGTTGATTATAATTAGCTAAAATATCAGCTTCTTCTTTCATGTAAGTAGCCGCTTCCAAAAGAGTTCCATATAGTAAAGCACTACTAAAATTGTTCCCAAGCCAAGTAGTCCCAGCAGTAACAATAGAAGGGGGATAATAAAAAAAGTGCAGCTCAACAGTATAATTATCGTCTGGCGTAGGCCCGAGAATAAATGTGTTATCATCGAAAATACCATAGTATTTAGGTTTCCCATAAAAAGCAGCGTCCGTATCAGGAAAAGATTCCCTTATAAAATTAACATCTTTATTTAAAAGATAAGTGTATTCATTGTTGCTATCAATCACAGCTAAACTATAAGTTGCAAGCCAATCAGAAGGCGTAGTTAAATATTTATTACCTGTTGTCGTTGTGCCTACTTGATTACGTCGTAAGTCTGGAATCTGCACTGTATTATAAATGCGTTCTTCCGCTTGTTTAATAAACGTATCAATATCAGTTGTACTAAACTGGTTCTCAGTATAGCTTTGTACTTCAGCTACGAGTTGTGCATATGTTAAAGCCGCCATTGTTTATCCTTATGCCATAGGCCCACGAGCCATTGTACCTTTTGTAGCAGCGCCTGTACCTCTGATTTTAACACCAGATGTTTTGACATCCTTTTCAGGATAGCCATTTGAATTAACTGCGGGTCCTGGTTGAGGCTGTTTATAACTTGGTTTACATCCTTTTCTATCGTTGTTCATATTATACTCCTAAGTAGTTGTTACTGTAACAGTTCCTATTGCCCCTGTCGCTTCTAAATTATCTTCTAGTCCTGTTAATTGCAATGAATTATTAAGTCCTACTGGATCCCAACCCCACTGATAGTTACGCGAATCCACTAAATTTGTATCAGGTCTTGGATCTTGCACTGCCTGCGGATCATCAACAGGATACATACCCTGCATATTTTGTGGGTGATCTGGTTCCCAACAATTTTTACAAACTTTTATGTGAGTATCTGTAGTTCTAACATATAAAGACTTTAACTCTTTTAATTTATATTGAAACCCACATCTATCACAATCTGCGATTGCATGTTTGCCAGAGGTATATCGTCTACCCATGTTTGCCCCTATATATGCTGATACCTAGGTGCGAGTCTTAAATCAGCTTTTTCTCTATCTTCAGTAGATGCTAACATCCATTGTTCTTCATACTCTTGTTTTAACATTTGCATTCTATCTACTGCACCTGGTATTTTTAAACTTAAATAATACGCTAATCCTGCAACTAAACAAGGGTAAAACCTAAATGGTATTTCTTGCGTATTAACACCGTTACCTGCATCATCTAATCTTTTTAGTTTCCAATACAC